CTACTTCTTCATGAGAGCCCGGACAATTTTTTCGAGACTGCGTCCACCGAAATAGGCGGTAAGGACTATCGTCGCCCATTGGGACACATCACCGGTGAGCGCATCGGTGGTGCCGAGCCCCAGAACCTTGTCCCAGACTACGACCTTCCAGACGTAAATAATGAAAGCAATGGCAAACAGGGGCCGCGGAACCGCCGTGTACCAACGGCCCTGCTCCGCGAGAACCATTGCATTCGCTAGCTCGCGCTCGCGCTGCTCAACCGCCAATTCACGGGCGGCAAGGTCAGCGGCAATTTTTTCGCTGGTGTTTTCGGCTGCAAGTTTGGCGCGATACGCGTCAACGGCGGCTCTGGCAAATGGGCCACCGAGCAGATTGCCCAGCCACACCAAAAAAGCGGATGACATTAATTCGAGCTCCTCGCTGTGCGCCGCCGTGCCATTTCAGTGATGAGCCCTATCGCGATCACGTAGTACGGAATGTATTTCGGCTGCAGCGCCGCCTGGATTGCGCCAGTTATATTGGGATCGGAGGCGAGCGCCATCAGGCACGCGACAACCAGGCCCGCGAGGACCTGCAAACGCGCCCAAACGATTGTCACGGAATTTCTGAACCAGAATCTGACCTTGTTCCACATGGATGCAATTTCCCAATTGTTTGATTGAATTTAGTTGCGGGCCATGACGCCGCGCTTGGCGGCATCCGTTGCCATCTCCAAGGCTTTTGATTTCACGTCTGCGACGCGGCGGCCCCAGCCACGACCGAAAATCGGCCAGGTCTTCAGTGATTGGAGAAAGTGCAGTCGCTCGTCACAAATAGCAGTAATCAAAGTCCTAGGATCGATCGCCCACGCTGCGGCAATAACTTCATCGGTGACAACGCTCGTGTTGTCGGGCAGCCTGAGAATTCTCCGCAACACTTTGCCGCTGCGTCCAATGCCGGAATTAACGCCGTACCTCCGGGATCGCTTGGATGATTTGTGTAGCCGCCCTCGTGGACGAGCAGCAGCTTCAGGCAAGTTTCAAAATTCGATTGCATGGCTTCACGAAGTTGGGACCGACATTTCGAGAAAATAGATGATCAGTCGCACCTTGCCGCCAGTGAAACTTCCCCCATTGGCGGTTATGCGAACTTTGGTATCGGCATAGAAGGCGGTCGGACCGATGACCCCATTGTTGGTTGAATTGAGTGAAGACCCGAGCAGGTTGCCAAATTGGGTGGTGTTCCCCACGACTCCAACCCCGTATGAGCTCGCCCCGGTGATCGCGAGAGTCGTACGCGACGAGACGCCCAGCACGATAGCGCGGTCAGGAATGAAAGCGGGGTCACTGGTTTCAACAAAAGCTCCCGATAGGGTGAGTTCCTCTTCCTTGGCTCGCAGCGTCACTCTTCCACCATGGATAGTTAGCGCGATGCCGTCGCGCCAAGTACCGTCCTCGTAAGTGATCGTGAGCCGCTCCGCCCTGACCCAGGCCTTCAGCCCCGATGCAGGAACTATTCGCAGCCAGCCGCCGCCGGTGAATAGGGCAACCTGCCCGCTCCATCCGCTCCATGCTCCTGTCGCGCCCTGCGCCGGAATGTAGCAGGCGCCCTCCAGCGGCGACCCCGGTGGCGTTGTGAGCAAGCGGCTTTCGACTGCAAGCTGCGTGAGCGCGTCGAGCAAGACGAGAGCTTCATTGTGAGTAACGTGCTTTTGCGCCTGCGCGGCTTCGATTGCCGGCAGTCCGAGACGAGGTGTATTTGTCATGTTTCCTAGGGGGTTAGAATTGCATCGGTCGCAAAACCGCGGCCGATAGTTGCGGAAATCTGTGCAACCCGCACATGCAGACTCGCCTGAGCACTGCCAAAATCGGCTAGCTCGGCAGCCGAGGGGTAAAAAACAGACGGCGTAGCGGTGATGAGCGTGCGCACGACATTGGTGCCGGAGAGAATATCGATCGCATATTGTTCGATGTCCTCGCCGAGTGGCACTTCGCCGACCCAAGTATCGCCATCGATGCGGGTACGACGAATCCAGCTAAAGGCCACGCCGGCCCCACTCCGCACTGCTTTCAGGTGTACAGGTGCTAAAGGCTTAAGGGCAGTCCCATGCGGTGTAGCCGTCATGGCAAGCCTTGTGGGATCACCATGATCGCGGTCGGTCGTCACAATTCGCAGTTGCAAGCTGCGTTCAAGGGAGTCCAATCCGCTCGCGATCGTCACAAGGTGGCCGTCAAGCAACACAAAGGACGAGCCTGACGGCAGAGGAGCTCCCATTGCTCCCTCGCTGCCTGCTTGTCCACGCAGGAGACGCGACAACGAATATGTGCGCTCACCTACAAGTTCGGCATTTGCGAACTGCATCACCTCCCACAACGCCATCCGGGCGCTGCACCGCCGCGGCATTGGAGCCCGCAAACAATTCAGCGTCAGAAACGGAGGTCAGTGCGCCGCCATAAATTTGCACGCGAAAATTTGTCCGCTGCCATCGCGCCGTCGGTCCTGGTTGCAAATCGTCCAGGGTCTTTCCAACCACGGTCGGCGCCAGCGCAATTCCGGCTCGTCGGTAACTGAGCCCATCAGCTGACGCCCACACCGCCACGGGACCCGGCCAAGGATCCGCGAATACAGCGAGGCGGGCGAGCACTGTCTCGGTGCCAAAGGTTGGAAGATCCAATAGCAGGGCATGCACCGGTGCGATCGCCGCCGGCACTGTAGGCAATCGATTGCGCGGCGGCGAGAGCATTAGGTTGAATACTGAAGGATCGATCGAACAAGCCTTGATTGCACGCGCTTCGGTGTCGGTGATCTCCTGCAATTCGATCAGCCGCGTACGCCCGTTGACAGTCAGCGCGACGACATCGCCGAGACCAAGCGCAAGCTGGCTTGGTGGCAAGGCGAAATCGGCGCTCTCACGTCCCGCCCATAGATCCTGCAACCAGATTTCCGCGCGACGCTCGGCTTCGGCATCGTTCGTGACAATCGCAAGGTCGGCATGGGCGCTCGGAGTTGATCGCCCCTCCAGTCGTCGGGAAGTTGCAACTCCGCGCTGGTAGTCCGCACCACTGTCAGTGAAGCCGAGCGTCACTTCCCTGGGCAGGTCTCTTTCCTGCATGCGGATCAAACGGACAGGCGCGGTTTCGTCTGGCAATACGAGAGCATCCTCAGTCAGTTCCGCGACCGGGGCGCCGCCGCGCTGGCGAAAGCGCAGGATCCCGTCCTGCTCGAAGCCGTCAAAAGCGAAAGCGAGCGCCAGCGGATCAAGCATCGCACGGGGCGACATTGGCCGATCGATCACGTAACCGTCCGGCCCCTCGCCCAATTCACTACAGTCGATATCGGTTATCGAGTTATCCGCGAGCAATCTGGAAACGAGTCCGTCGAGCGGCGTCGAACCAAGCCGACCCGTGAGCCAGTGCCCGGTCGCCCAGTTGGCGCCGTCGCTCCATTCCTCTGTTGCCGCCGGGAATGCCGGGTAAGGCCGCGCGTCCCAGGTCCACAGATAGATGGCATCGCACGCAACCATGCGGCCGCCATAAACCGGCGAAACGGGATTGAGGGTGGCGTCGCCAAAAGCCGGATCGAAAGCACTCAGTGCTGCCTCGAGATAGCGGCGCTGCATCAGGTCGTCGCGTCTGCCATTTGAATAGTACGGCAGCCCCGCGTCGGACGATTTCGGATCGGGGAATATGCTCGGCTGGTTCGCGCCTTTATTCACCGCCGGGCAGCCGATTTCGATAAGCCAGATTGGCTTCGATCGCGGCATCCAGGCCGTGGGAGTGCCGAGTTCGGCACCTCCTAAACGTTCGAAGTGCGGCTGCGACCAGAAATTCCACAGATCCTTTTGCCGGAATATCCACGGTTTTCCGAGGCCATCCGTGATTGGGCTGCGTGTCTGGGAATCGCGGGCAGTCTTGTCCGCGTAGTACCAGTCGTAGGCTTCGCCATGCGCGAGATTGTTGGCAAGATAGCTCAGACGATATGGATTATCGGTCAACGCGGCATCGCGTTGGTCGCCCTTATCTCGCCAATCGGAGAGCGGCGCATAGTAGTCGATGCCAATGACATCAATCGACGGCGAGGCCCAGAGTGCATCCAGTGGAAACCGCACTTCGCTTGCAGTCGCATCTACAGCGTGTGCGCCATATTCGGTCCAATCGGCGCCATAGGTGACAATTGCATTGGCTCCCACAATCATCTTCACGCTGGCCGCAAGGGCCGAGAGCGCATTCACAGCCGGATACACGCCCGCTGCAGAGCGTACGCGGGTCAACGACTTCAATTCCGAGCCGATCAGGAAGGCATCGACACCGCCCGCACTCGCGGCAAGTGATGCATAGTGCAATATGAAATTGCGGTAGTTCCATTGATCGATACCGCCGCTAAAGAACGCGTCAACCTGAACTGCCGCACCAGCGGTGCCATCCGGTGATGCCGGCTGCCCCGGCGCTGGGTCGCAGGTGATGCGACCGCGCCACGGAAAGGGCGGCTGCGACGCAGCCCCCGTCCAAGGATCTCGCAAGCCATTGCCCGCCGGCACATCCATCATCAGAAACGGATAGAGCGTGACCTTAAGGCCGCGGCTTTTCAGTTCGACAATGAGGTCGCGTACGCTCTGGTCGGATGGCGTGCCGCCGAACGCGACTCGTCCATTGATAGAAGAGACAAGGTGAGCGGTCGCGCGGTCCTTTCCGGCGACCGACCAAACGCCGCCGAAAGTCTGCTTATCACGATTGTCTATTCCAGGCACGACGCGGCATTGGCCGCAACGAAGATCGTTTCCGAACCATGCAACGACGATTGCCACGCGCTCCAAATTCGGTGCGACGGCCTGCAATTCATCGAGCGCTGCAATCACGTCCGATCGGGCGGATGTGATGTGTCTGTTCTCGGGCGCGAACTGGCCCGGTCCCAACACCCGCACTACAGTTTGGGGTTCATACCCGAATTCAGTCGAACCGGGAATAAGCGTGACCGCACGCAGCATCTGCTCGAGACGGCCTACAGGGCGCACCACCTCGAAGGACAGTTGCGGAATGCGGTTGCCGAAATTGGCAAGCGGCAACCGCTCGAACACCACATAGGCGAGACCACGATAGGCCGGCGCATCGCTTTCTTTGGCGACGATGAAGGGATCGGGAAACTGCGTCTCGTCACCTTTGTAGGTTCGGATGGTCAGGCCGGAGAGATCAAGCAGTTTGCCATCGGCCCAGATCCGCAGCACGGCTCCAATCGGACCTTCACACAGCCCTACAGCGAGATTTGCAAAGTACGAATACGTCGTCATCGTTGTGGTGACGGCCGGTCCTCCACCCATACCCTTGCCGCCACCGGTCGGTTGCGAACTGGTGCTTACAATCTCTTCAAGGTTGGTCGCCCAGATGACCTGCCCCGGCAATCGAGCCCGCCCGTAAACTGCGGTATCGGTGCGCCTTCTGTCGAGGCCATCACTTCAAGATCTGCGAGGCGTGGTCCTTCGTGAAAAATTTCACGGCGACTGGCGAACAGTGCGCGATCTATCGCGTTTCCGGCGATGGCGCCGACCAAGCGTCCGGCGATTGCGCCGGCCGGGCCGAACACCGTCGTTCCGGCGGCAGCGCCGGCAGCTGAAAGAACGAGTGCAGCCATTAGCCGATAACTCCAGGGAATTTAAAAGCGTAGGCGAGACGTCTTCGCCACCAGGGCGCGATAGAAACTTCCGCAACTGCTGCGCCGTCGTGGGCGTGCACCATCATTTTGACACTCGTTAAGATGGCGGCGTGCTTGGCCGGCAGGTTCTCTCGCCAGCGGAACAACACGACATCGCCCGGAGCGATGTCGGCAAATGAAATGGCGGTCAGATGACGCGCCGCGGCATCGGCTAGCGATTCGGTGCAAGTCGCTTCAGCCCAGTCGGGCGCGTATGGGAGGACTGGCTCCGGCTCTGCGCCGACGATTGCGCGCCACACACCACGCACCAGGCCAAGGCAATCGCAGCCGATGCCCTTGAGAGAAGCTTGATGCCTATAGGGCGTGCCGATCCAGCTTCGCGTTTCCGCGACTATTTCTTCTCGACAAACGAACATCGCTCACCGTTGCCGGCTCGCGCCGTCATTGCCCGGTTGTCCCTGGAGGGGATAGCTGATGACGAAGTCATTGCCCGGAATATGCGGAAAACCGCGAAAGTTGACGGTATTGTTAAAGCGGCTTTTGCAGGTTTCAAATCGCTTGTCGCAGCCTGCGGTGATCGCAAACCTGTCGCCGACCAAAATGGGCCCTGGCATGGCTTGCCAGAGTTCGATGGTGACTGCGCCGTCGCTGCGATGGTCCTTAACCTCCACGCTTAAACCGGCATTCGCACCGCTTGTGAATGTGAGTCTGCCCGCCCTGAACCAGGCATCGTCAAAACTATCCAGGCCACTTGCCCTGAAAACGGAGGTTGCATTGATCGCGGTCACCACCCCGCTCCCGCGGAAGCGGACGTCAGTGAGGTCAATGCCGCACCGATTGTCGCCAAGATCGGCGGAACAGGTTGCGGTGAAGAGCCGGCCACTTACCTGGGAGAGCCGCTCGTTCAGACCGCGTACTTCGGCCGTAAAACCCGCGCCCTCGCGCCTAACTTCGCCCAAGGTGCCTTTCGCGAGGAGGACGCACAAATTGGGCTGACTCCAGTCAACAAGCCACACTTCGACCGCAGCTCCATCATACCGGCCTGCGACAAGATCGTTTTCGTTAAGCGCGTCGTCGGAGAGTGCGCCCGAGATCTCGGAGCTGTCCACGGCAAGCCCGAGCTTTTGCGTCGCTTCGCTCCCGGACAATCCGCTGTCAGCACGGCAAATAACTTCGCCGAGCAGGATATCCTCATCGTGATCGGTGAAGCCTTGTTTGATGTCATCGGTGCGGGTGATGACCCAGCAACGGCAGAGCGTGGTGATGCCTGA